AGTCTGCCCCAAAAAGAAAACACAGCATGTCAAACCCAGCACGCCCACCCAAGCAGATGCTCACTGCCGCTCAGTTCGCGCTGTCAGTCGCTCCGGATGCCTATCTACCTGACACCTTTGCGGAATCTTTCCGTGATGTCAGGGACTTGGAGAAGATCAAGGAGAAGCTGGCGGGCTTGGATATGGAGGTGCGCTCCACGTTCACGATTCCGAAGGAATTCACTGTGGACGCCGCCGCGCGCGCGTCCGGCAAGCCGGTCCTGGCCCTGGCCAAGACCGGCCGTCCGGCGGCTCGCGTACGGTCGGATTTGGCTAAGGGTGTGGCCAACGCGGTGTATGCCGCGTTGCCGCCCGACGGTCTGTGGAGCAGGGGGACGGTGGGCGACGCCATGAGGAACAAGGTCTTCATGGACGGAGGGGCCGAGATGACCATAGGCCGCTTCGTGAAGGCGTACCCCGCTAAGGGAGTGCGCCCTTCGGAGCCCATCACGCTTCCGGAGGCAAAGGGGGCACTGCGAGGCTGTGGTCTCGACGTGTCGCACTACCCCGGGCATATGCTGCGCGCATACCCCCTCAATGCGAAGGAGGGGGAGGTCAGCATCTCGGTGAATCCGAACTCTGACAACGGCTTTCCGGTACTCGGTAAGTGGAGCACGCCTGGAGCGCCGCAGCTGGTCTACGGATTGGCTGAAGCGGCGCGTCAGGAGCTTCAGAAGGTCGGATGGAAGGGGGTGGAGGGCTGGGTGCGAGCCGCGGAGAAGGAGCGTCCTTTCTTGGTCACTCTCCGCGGTAAGGCCAAGGCAGACTACTACACAACGGAGAAGGTGATGAGCAGGATGATGCGCTTCTACAACGCCCTCCCGCGGCAGATGATGCTGCTCATGCAGACGGTGACGCAGCCTTTCGAGGCACTGGCGCGCACCATTCTGGAAGAGGGGCACTCTGGCATCGGATTGACCATGGTCCGGGGAGGGGCGGAGGCTCTGGTTGCGCGTATGGACGAGCAGCTGGCGGAGACCGGCTCCGCGTTTGTCCACGTGGGAGACGACTCCTTCGTGGTCATGCGGGACGGCAAGAATGTCGTGTGGTTCGCTCTCGACTGCAGCAACTTTGATCTCACGCAACACGCAGACGTGTCGCGGCACGTCCACGGAGTCATCCGAGATCAGCTGGCTCTCATAGAGCCCGTGGCCGCTGAGTTGTGGCACACCTTCGCTCGCTCCCGTCAGGTGGTTCTGATGGGTTCGCTCGTACGTCAGCTGCGCCACGCAGGTGCGTCCGGGATGCCGCTTCAGAGTAAGGTGAACGACATGCTCATGCATGTGATGATCACTCGCACTCTCGACCGGCTGATCGGAGGTGCCCTCTCTGAGGAGAGAGTGGCGTATGTTGTGGAGAGCGTGGGGCGGGGGATGGGTTTCTCAGTGCGCTTGGAGCAGTACGCCTCGGTGGAGGCGGAGAGCATTCGCGACATGCTGTCGCAGCGTCCCTTTCTCTTCATCGGCTACCACTTCGGGGTTCGGGCCGGCCAGGTGCGGGTGCAGGCGGACTTGCCGCGCACCCTCGCCCAGCTGCCTTACCCCAGTTTGAAGTGGATGAAGACCAACAAGGAGCTGGTCGTCATGGAGGCGATGAGGTTGGGGAGCATAGCGCTGAACTTGGGCCTCCCCTTGGTGGGGGGGACAGAGCCGCTTGATGTGTTCCGGGAGCGAGCCATTGCGCTCGTCAAGGACACGTTGGAGCGGTTCGGTGATGTACAGGAGGAGCGCCTGCGGTGGGCAGTGGAGGAGTCCCCGTTTGGGACCGCCACCATGCCCAGCTTGCAGGGCCTGCTTGGGGCTCTCGAGAGGGACCCCCGGGTGCTGTGGCAGGAGCCAGAGCGCCCCCTTCCTGGGGAGTCCATCTTCTTACCAGTCACGTCCTGGGCAGACGAGGCTGACTTGGAGGATTTGATGGAGAGGGCGAGTCTGGGAGTGCATGAGAGACCGGCGCCGGGTCCTCCTCCCAGTCCCATCGTGGTGCCCAGGAGGGTGGTGTCAACAAACCCCCCTACTCCGGCAAACGATGGACGGCCGGCGCCCACCGCGGTGTGGCAGCCACCTCGCCCCCCCCGCCTGTCGGTGGAGACGAGCGGGGTTTCCCGGCGCGCCAGACGGCGCGACGGCATTCTGGCACGCGAGTTCAGGGAGATCCTGGAGGACGAGTACAGATATGACGAGTCGGAGTCTGGCGATGAGTTGTGAGTGGAAGAATTACGAAAGGAGACGTGTTGTGAACGTGAGATAAGGCCACCGTGGGCTTAGAAGCACGGATACCGCCTTCACTATCCAAAACAATGGTCAAGAAAAGTACAAAGAACGCTATTAAGAGCAAGAAGCAGGGCGCACGTGTTGCGCGTAGGAGGCGGG